GACTCGGCCAGGTCATCGAGGGTCTGGGCGGAGTTGTTCGCCGTGGCCGTCAGCACGTCCGCGACCATCGTCGTGTCACGGGCCGAGAGGTTGAAGGCACGCACGGCGTTGGAGGCGTAGTCGGCCGCCTGGCCGAGGTCGGTGCCCGTGGCCCGGGCCAGATTCAACACCGCGGGGATGGCCGCCCGAATCTCGTCCGTCTTGAAGCCGGCCCGGCCGAGGCTGGTCATACCCTCGGCGACCTGCTTGGCCGTGAAGCTGGTGGTGCGGCCGAGGAGCTTGGCCTGGTCTGTCAGGTCCGCGAACTGCTTGATGGTGGCGCCGGTCACCGCGCGGACGGTGAGCATCTGGTCTTCGAAGCCTCCGAAGACCCTCGCGGCCAGGCCCATCGGCGCTGCCGCCGCCAGCCCGCCGGTCATGATCTGCCGACCCAGCGTGGTGACGCCCCGGCCGAAGGCCGTCAGCCGAGCCTGGGCACGCTTGAGCCCCGCCGTGAGCTTGTCGCCCACGCCCAGCTCGACGTACGCCCGCCCGGCCTTGATGCCCGTGGTGTTCGCCATGTGCTACTGTCCGATGGTCGATGGTCCCCCAGGCAAGCCTCGGGAATGCCTGAGATCGCCTCCAGGCTCACCCGCGGCCGCGGGGTGGGGATCGGGTCGAACGCCGGCGTCCTTGCCTTCTGTCGCCATTTCCGTGCGTCTCCCGATCACTTGACGCTGTTGCTCCACAGGCTCGGGAACTTGGGGAGTTCCTTCCGCATCGCAGGCCCCATGAATGGCCGGGCCCGGATTCGCACGCGGCGCTTCCGCCGGCGGCCTCGCAGTCCCTCGACGACCTGGGTCGCGCCGCCGTGCTCCAGGGCCTCCGGGGCGGCTCCGGCCTTCTGGTTCAGCCGCATGGGGCCGACCACCACGGTCTTCCGCCTGCGGTCGTAGCCGAAGAAGATGAACCTCCGCAGCAGGCCCGAATGCGAACGCGGGGGACTGCCCGGAGGCGAGGTGGCCTTGCCCGGCCGGATGCTGTGCTTCGCCGTGGTGCGGATGAAGGCGCCTGCCTTCGACAGGACCTTGCGCGCGGCCGTATCGGCCGATCGCTTCACACGGTCGGCGTCGAAGAACATGTCCAGGCTGACCGTCTTCATCCGCAACATCGCAGGTTCCCACGTACTTGACAGCCTCCCTGACGCCGCGGTACTGTCACTGCCTGCAAACGACCTCTGCCCGTCTCCCCCTACGGGCGGAGGCTACTGAGCCCGACCGTCCCCCCCCGCGGCCGGGCTCGCTTCTTGCGCGGGGGAAGAAGGGCTGGGTCAGCCCACGCCGGCCTTCACCTTGGTCTTCGAGATCGTGTCCTTGACGGCGGCGTACTGGCCCGTGGCCGTGGCGGCGCTGGCGATCGAGCCCTTCACGGCCGCCTGGGCGTCGGCGGGCGCGGCCTCCACGCCGCGCACGATGGCCGACAGGGCGGACCTTGCCTTGCCGGCGAACTTCGCATCGACCAGCCACCAGACGCCGACGCCCAGCGCGGCAACCAGGGCGATCAGCAGCACCCACGGGTAGACCTCGAAGAGGACGCCCGCGGCCACCAGAGCACCTCCGCCGCCCGCGACGGCCAGGCCGAGGGTCACGCGCTTGGCCCACACGGCCAGGACGATCCCCGCGAGGACGGCCAGGCCCCCGATCATGCACAGCAGCACCGGACCGCGCCGGACCGCATCCGTGATGCTCTCCATCCCGCCGCCGCTGAACGACCCGCCTCCGCCGCGAACGGCAGTGCCGTCGTCGCGGAACTCCGGCAGCTTGATCCCCTCCGCCTGGAACGGCTTGATAGCCGAGACCGTCTTGGCCGGATCGCTGCCCCAAGGCGGGGCGATCACGGTCGTCTCGCGGCGGTAGGTCCCGCCGTCGGCCTCGTAGGTCACAGCATGGCGGGCCGGCGCGATCTCGACCTTGCCGTCCTTCGCCGGGGCCGGGCCTCTTTCACCAACTGGCCCACGTTCACCCACTGGTCCGCGCACGCCCTCGGGGCCGACACGCGCGTATACCGTCTGGGTGTGCTCCTTGCCGGCAGCGTCCACCCATCGGCCTGTCCCGACCGGTACGTAGCGGACACGGCTGTCCGTCGCGGGTGCGTTCTTGCTCACGCCCGCCTGCGGTCCGTTCCACGCCTCACTGAACTTCGCCCACTGGCAGCCGACCGTCGCCAGCACGACCAGTACCAACAGAACCAGTGCGATCCGTCTCATGGCCTGTGCTCCTCATTGCTGTGCCCCGCCCTCCTGGCAGGGCCGTCCACGAAGACCGTCTTCAGAAGTCCGATGTTGTCCCTTGTCAGGGGAATGCCTTTGCTGCGCCGGCCGCCGCGCTCGTAGGGGTGGAGCCTGGCGGGGTCGATCATCTTGTTCCGGAACGCGCTCAACGCCGCAGCCGCGATCGTGGCTGAGTGGTCCCAGAGGCGCCGATTGCGGCCCTCGGCCATCCATAGCAGTTCGCGGATGGTCAGGGGGCCGGGGTCGGTTCCGACGAAGCCGGCGAGTTCCCAGACGAGTTGCCAGGGGCCGACCCTTCGGCCCCGCTCAGGGCCAGCAGCGCGGCCTCGGCGGCGCGGTCCAGCTCCGCGTCCGCCTTGGCGTCGAGAACGTCCTGCGCCCTGTCGATCAGCCGCCACGTCGCCTCGATCACCTTCCTGGCCCGCGCCCGGTCGCGCGGGCTCGGGGTAAAATCCGCGAGCTCCTCAAGGAAGGCCCGCGTGGCCGCGTCGATGGCGTCGCCCGCCATGGACCGGCCGAACTGCTCATCGGTGACGTTCGCCCCGTCCGCCTGCTCCTTGCAGACGACGTACAGCACGTCCACCAGCAGCACCGGGTCGGCGATGAGACGGTAGAGCAAGCCCACGCCAGGCTTGGCTTCCTCACCACCGCCAAGATCGAGCAGGTCCACCCGAAGCAGGTCGCGGACCTTCTTGACGGCGTAGACGTTCAGCGTGATCGTCCAGTCCCGGCCGGCGTTGTCCTTGAAGCTCCGCATGGGTTAGCTCCCTGGCACCGTGTACCACGCCGTGAAGCTGGAGGGCTTCAGTGTGACGCTGACCGTGACCGCCTCTTCCAGCGGCTCATTCCGCGTGAAGCTGGTCACCGAGCAGTTGCTCGCCAGCCCCTGGTTCCCGGCCTCGTCGATCGCGCCGTCCAGGGCCACGATGGCGATCTCGCCCGCGGCCAGCCAAGCGGCCAGGATCGCGGCGAACGCGGCATCCGAAGGCTTCCAGAGCATCTCGAACTCGATGGTCGCCTCCTTCAGCGTCGCGGCCGTCGCCCGCCAGCCGTTGTTGGCGCGCGTCGTCACGTCGGCCTCGCCGTTTTCCTGCTGGAGGTTCACGTCCTTGGCGTTGTCGATCTCGGTCCAACCCGTGCCGTCGGGCGGCCCCGTGAGCAGGGCCGTCTTGAAGTACAGCTTGCAGTCCATCCCGAGCTTGAAGTTGTCGCTCATCGTTCAGGCCTCCTTGCCTGTCACAGGAATCAGCCGGCCTGCGGCGCGGCCTGCATCTGGGCGAGCTTGTCGGCCATGTCGTCGCGCTCGGCCTGGAGCTCAGTGAGTTCCGCCTGCTGGGCGGCGATCCGCCGGTCCATGTTCGCCAGGATGTGCTCGACGGCCGACGCATCGACCTCGCGCTGACGGACGTGGACCTCCCGAATCCGAAGCCGCTTGCCTTGCGGCGTGTCGATGACTTCCGTAACGGTCTGCTTCGGCATTTCGTCTGTCTCCTACCGCTTCGGATCGTGCCCGCACCAACCGGCGCGGACGACCGTGAAGCCGGACTGCTTGACCTTGTTGGTGAAGTACGCGCACTCGCAGTGCGACACTGCGCATCCGTCCGGGGCGTGGCCGAACGCGAACCACGGCGGGGCGATCCGCTCGAAGACGTGGCGCTTCACCCGCACCAGCCCCATGTGGATCGCCGACGGGTCCGCCCACGTCTCCATGTGCGGGACAGCGTATTCACAGCCCACCACGTCTCCCTCGGCCGCGAGGAACGGCATCGCTGCGGCGCCCGGACGCATGTCGCGATCCATCAGGATGAAGTCCGTGACCTCCGGCGGGGCCTTGAGCACCAGCTCGCGGACCGATAGGTTCCGCGCGGCCGTCAAGTCCGTTCCGCACAGGGCCAGGACGTTCTCCGCTGGGAAGATGTTGTACAGCCACGCCGCGGCTTCCCAGGTGATCGCGTGGTCCGGCCAGGTCAGGACGATCACCCGCGTCTTCCTGGGATCGATCGTCAGGTCGAGGCGGTACGTCCCTTCCGGCAAGGCGCCCGCAGTGACCGGCGGGGCGGCGACGGCTTCACTTGCTTGCTCATTCGTCTTGTCGCGCGGTTCGGTCATCACGTTGGGCCTCTCAGTGCAGCGGGTACCACGACCCATTGCAGTAGACCTGGACCTTGGAGGTGCTGGAGCACCATCGGAGTTGGCCGCTGCCGTCGCACGTGTTCCCGTACCAAGGCAGCAGAAGTGACCCGCCGAAGTACGCCCGGCCGGAGGCGTCGAACCCGCAACTGAAGCACGGAGCCGTGTTGAAGTTCACCGAGTACCCGTAGGCGAACTCAGCCCCGCAGAGGTAGTTATACCCATAGAGGTAGTTGTACCCGTTCAGATACGTGCTGCCGCAGCTCGACACGTACAGCGTCCCGCTGTTCACACAGATCTGGGCGCCGCCGTCGATACAAAGCACGCCGCCGCTGTGCTTCACCCAGATGCCCGACGGCCAGTTCCACTGCACGCTGGCGACGTGCTCGCTGCGGATCACCCCGTTGGCGATTTTGTAGCGGGTGACGCTGTAGTTGGCGATCTTGGCTTCGCTGACCTGGCCGTCGCTAATGTGGGCGCCGAAGACCTGGCCCGTGCCGATGTGGGCCGCGACGATGGCGTTGTCGGCGATGTGGACCGTTTGGACGGCCCCGGCGTCGATCTTCATGTCGGTGACGGCGCCGTTGGCGAGCTTGCACGTGGTGACGGCGCCGTCGCACAGGTCGATGGCGACGATGCTGCCGTCGGCCAGCTCGGCCGAGCCGATCACGCCGGTTGCGATGCCCCAATAGCCCATGACTACCACGTGCCTCCCACCACAGAAACCACATCACCCGGCGTGCCCTTGACCTGGATGCCCGCGAGGTCGATGGATCGGAACTCGTGCCACTCGCCGGGCCCCCAGGGCACGTCGGAGCCGTCGTCGCCCTTGAACAGCACGTTGCCGGCGTTCGTCGGCGGGGTCGAGATGGTCACCGACGCGACCAGGCTGGCCGACACCAGCGGCTCGTAGCTGCCCGTGACCGTGATCTTCCTCATGACGACGTTGTGCATGGCTTCGACCCTCGCGCTACTTCATGAGCCTGTACGCGACCGTAAGCACCGACGTGAACAGCCGCTTCTCGGCCAGGTGCTCGGGCGAGTAGATCGGCTCGTTGACCGACCGGACCCACGCCGCGCCGGCCATCGACCGGCGGCGCAGGAACGCCGCGATCTCATCGACCAGGGCCAGCATTGCGGCCGTCTCTGACTCCAGGTCGCTGCCGAGCTTCTTCTGCACGCCCACGTCGATCTGGTAGTCGTGCTGACTGAGGCTCCGGGATGCACCGGTGACCTCGACACCCTTGGGAACGACCGTCACGTGCAGCCCGGCCAGGTCCGCCAGCTCAAAGGCCGGCAGTGCCTTCCGCGCTGCGGTGAAGGACTGCGAGAAGCCCGGCTCGCCGGGCGCGTTCAGCACCGCAACCACGGCGTCTGCGATGTCGATGATCGTTGCCATCGTCCGCTACGCTCCAATCGCCAGGCGCCACAGGGCGCTGATGGCCAAGGTCACCGCGGCGCCGGCGATGATCCACAGCAGCCGGCTCCGCATGGCCTCCGCAGCCTCCAGGCGATCCAGTCGGAGTTGGATGCCCGGCTTGCCGTTGCCGCGGATCGCTTCGTCCAACCTGTCGAGCTTCGAGTGCATCGAGGCGAACTCGCCCTTGCACACCCGCTCGTACTGGTCCGTTCCGTTGCACATCAGGACGCCTCCGTGCCCACGCGCTTCGTGTGAACCCGCATGGTCGTTCCGTGCGGATCGCTCCATCGCCAGTGCCCCTGGCCGGCCAGGTCGAGCACCTCGTATACGCTGTCGTCGGCCACCACCTGGTCGCCCGGCTCCGGTTCTACGAACGTCGGACTGAAGTCCGCAGCCGCGACCAGGAAGTCCGTCATCGTCACGCCGACGCGGACGCCGAACTGGTCCTCGACCTCCCGGTCGGGCCGGCCGAAGGTGGCGTTCAACAGCAGCTCCGTCTCGCCCCGGCGGTAGGTGACCTGGCTGGCGCAGTGCGCCCCGCGCTGCTGCGCCAGCCATTGGCATCCCTGCCGAAGAAGGTCACCCATCGCACAGGCCTCCGTGCCTTGCCCTGAGCTTGTCGAAGGGCGCGCCTTGCCTACTGGCTCAGTCGGACCCGGACCGTCGCGTCGTCATCGCCGGCGGCCTTGACCACCTTGCCGAGCAGCTTGTTGGCGCCCGACTCGCTGTCGGTCTTGGCGACCTGTTCGGCCACGTCCCAGTAGACGCTGGCGCCCGCGGCGATGGCCGTGCTCGCGCCCGTCGCCTTGGGCAGGTCGAACACGCCCGCCACGGCCAGGCTGCCGAGGACGCCCGACGCGATCGGTGTCCGAGCGATACCGATCAGATCTCCCTGGACCACCACCGCGCCGGCGGCCACGTCGGCCCCGGGGGTGTAGTCCACGCTGCTTCCGTCCTGAACGAAGGTTGCCGTTGCCATGTTTCAGTTCTCCCGATGCTCGTGGTGCCTTGCTTCAGCGAGAGGGCGGCTTACGCCTCGCCCTTGCTCCGCACGCCCGCCTTGGGGTCCTGCAGCGAACAGCCAAAATCGTGGAAGCCCCTCATGCGGATGCCGAGCGTCCCGAAGTCCGCGTCGGCCGTTTCGATGGTGGGCGACTCCTGGCCGTTGAGGAACGCCACCTCGATGACCGGCAGGTCGGTGGGGTCGGCCAGCAGGTACCACGCCTTCTCGCTGTTGCCGGTGTAGCTGCTGTTGGACAGGTACCGGCTGACCTCCGCCCGGAACTTGTTCTGGTGCGGGTTGGCCACGGGGTACTTCGTG